CCACCGCCCCGCACTCGTCCGCTTCGTCACCGACTCCCGCCCCGACCTCCGCCCCTCCGACGTCGAAGGCGCCCTCATCGCCCTCGAACAAGCCAACTGGACCTGGAACCGAATCGTCATGGCCACCGCCGCCATGGTCTGCCACCTCGAAGAACCCCGCGACCTCCGCGAAGCCGCACGCAACCCACTCCGAAAGATCACCCGATGACCGACCGCCCGCCCTCCGGCTGCCGCCACTGCGGACTCCCCGAACGCGGCCACGGCCAGCGCTGGACCGAAGACGCTGGCTGGCACACCTGGACACAGCCCACCGACGCGCAGACCAAGCAGCGGATGCTCGCCCGCCGCGCCGACCGCATCACCACCCGCGCCGCCGACCACGAGATCGAGCTCACCCTCACAGCGGACGTGAGCGGCCTGGAGGCTGCCGCGAAGGACGCCACGATCGCCGCGCTCGAACTCCATCTCGCCACATCGAGCCGCCGATACCGCGCCCTCGAAGCCCAGCTCCACGCCGAACGCCGCGCACGCCTCGCCGCCGAAGCCGCCGTCCGACGCGCTGAGCAGGTCCTCGACCAGTGCATCGGCGCCGACCACATCGGCGACATCCGCCCCCACCTCCGCCAAGCCCTCACCATCGAGACCGAGGAGACCCGTTGACCCACGCACGACCGGTCGACTCGACGCGCGCCCGCGCACACCCCGCAGTCGACCGCGCCGTCCGCGACCTCGACGAAGCCGCCGTCCTGGTCGTCGGCCTCGCCCACCTCCGCGAGCCGGGGATCCGCCGGCCGTGGCGGGAGCCCGCCCTGCACGAGGAGCGCCGCGCCGAGCTCGACTACGCGGCCCGCGCCGAGCGCGCCGAGCGGACGGCCGAGGCGATCGGCGAACACCCCGACGCCTGCCGCGCGGACATCCTCGACGCCCTCAGCGCCGTCCTGACGCGCGCAGAGGATCTTGCCCACCACCTATCCCGCGCCGCATGGTGCCCGGCCCTCCCCGCCGCGCACGCGGACGCAGACCCCCGCCCCTACCTCGCGCGTGCAGCGGCCTGCCTGCCCGTCGCAGCGTCCGGTCCGGGAGGTGCCGAGGTCGCCGGATGGGCCGCGGGGGAAGCCGCCCGGATCGTCGCCGCCATGTCCGCCGCGCTCGCGCTGATTGTGGATGGGCAGCAGCTCCGCGCCGTGTGCCCCTGGTGCGACGGCCGCACCGAGATGGCTCCGCTCGGCGGAGAACGCACATGGCGCGTCCGGATGCTGCCCGGGAACCTGGTCGTGATCGTGTGCGAGTCGGGGACGTGCACGCCGCCGGCCGGGTCGGTGACGACGTGGTGGCGTGGCCGCCCAGCATGGGCGATCGGATCCTGGGACTGGCTCGCCGCGCAGGTCGAACGCGCCGATGCCGCAGCGCCTGTGGAGGGCACGGCGGTGCCGCTCGCGCGGGCGCACGGATGGACGGGCCGTGCCGGGACGGTGGTGTCGGCGGACGCGCTGCGGGCGTTGCTAGATGGCCTCGTGCACGGCGCGGATAACGTGACGTGGCCGGACGAACACGGAACGATGACCTTGTGAGGTACTTCGACTGGGCAACTGACCTGGGCCTTATCGACTGGGTTCAGGTCGCCAGCGCGTTCTTCAGCGCCGTCGCGGCAGGACTTGCGCTCATCGCGATCGTGCAGGCGGGGAAGGCGGCTACCGAAAACCAGGAGGCCATGATCCGCGAGCGCCGCATCGACTTCGAGCTCGATGTGCTGACGCAGATCCTCACTGAGATGGCGTACATGACCGATCCCGGCAGCCGGCCGAAGATTAAGCTGCTAGCCGCCGTGTTGCCAGTCGAGACGGTGCCTCTGACGAGAGCAGTGTTCCAACTCGAAAGCGAGCCAAACTCCGTGGAGGAAGCCAGGGACTACGGATACACGGCGGGTGGTCCTCTACCAGACGCGTTGCTCGAACGGATTCGCGAAGAGTGCACGAACTCGGTCCAGGCCAATCTCCGCGAGCGGGCCCTGTCGTCCCCTCGTCATCGCATTCTGTGGTGGCGCGGCCGCCCGGCTTGACCTGCGCATTGTGGATAACCCATACTTGCGCCCGGAGAGGTATATCCAAGACCCGGCCCCGACACGGCCGGGTTTTCGCATTCCAGGAGCCCGTCATGGCCTGACCTGCGTCGGGGGTGAGCCATGGCGAACCCGCCCCCGCTCACCCCGGAAGAGCGCGACCGCATCGCGCAGCTGCACGCTGAAGGCAAGACCCGCAACGACATCGCGCGCATCCTCGGCCGCTCGAAGTCCACCATCACCCTCGCCGCCCGCGGCCTCGGCCTCACCTTCGACCGGTCTGCTACCGCAGCCGCCACACAGGCCAAGCAGGCCGACGCGAAAGCCCGCCGCGCGCAGCTGAAACTCGACCTCCTCGACGACGCCGAACGGCTCCGCCTCCGCCTCTGGGAACCAACGACGGTCGTCCTGTCGACTCCGAAGGGCCCGGCCCGCGTCACCCTCGACCTGCCGCCGGCGCGGGACGCCCGCGACATCATGGGCGCCGTCCAGGCCGCGGTCCGCTCCCACGTCGACCTTGACCGGCTGGACATCTCCGATGGCGCCGACGCCGCGAAGAGCATGCTCGGCCAGCTCGGCGAGGCGCTCCAGGTCGCCGCCGACCAGCTGAACGGCACCACGAGCGACGAGTGATCAACCTCGACGCCGTCACCGCGATCATGTCGCGGAAACAGATCACGTCCATCGTGGAGTCCGCGCGGGCCCGCATCAGCATCTGGGCCGGCGCCGTCCGGTCCGGGAAGACCATCGCGTCCCTGCTCGCGTTCCTCATCGCCGTGGCCGCGGCCCCCGACCACGGGCTGATCGTGATCTGCGGGCGGACGCGGGAGACGATCGAGCGGAACATCATCGAACCGCTACAGGACGCGTCACTGTTCGGGCCGCTCGCGAACCAGGTCCACCACACCCGCGGCTCCAACACCGCCGTCATCCTCGGCCGCACCGTGCACCTCATCGGCGCCTACGACGTCCGCTCCGAAGGCCGCCTCCGGGGGCTCACGGCGTGCCTGGCGTACGTGGATGAGGCGACGCTCGTCCCTGAGGCGTTCTGGACGCAGCTCCTCGCGCGCCTGTCCGTCCCCGGCGCGCGGCTCCTCGCCACGACGAACCCGGACGGGCCGCAGCATTGGCTCCGTCAGCAGTTCCTGCTCCGCGCCCCGCAGCTGAACCTGGCGCACTGGCACTTCACCCTTGACGACAACCCGGCGCTGCCCGCGGACTACGTCGCCGCGCTGAAGCAGGAGTTCGTCGGGCTGTGGTACCGGCGGATGATCCTCGGTGAGTGGTGTCTTGCTGAGGGCGCCGTGTTCGACATGTGGGCCCCGGAGCGGCACGTCGTGGACGCGCTGCCGCCGATCCGGCGGTGGATCGGTATGGGGATCGACTACGGCACCACGAACCCCTTCGCCGCGCTGACGTTCGGGCTCGGCACCGACAACGTCCTGTACCTCGGCCACGAGTGGCGATGGGACAGCAAAGCCCAGCACCGGCAGCTCACCGACGTGCAGTACTCCGAGCAGGTCCGCGGCTGGCTGAAGGCCCTGGGCGTGCACCCGCAGTGGACCGTGGTGGACCCGTCCGCGGCGAGCTTCGTGACGCAGCTGCACCAGGACGGGCTGAGCCCCGCGCTCGCGGACAACGCGGTGCTTGACGGCATCCGGACGGTTGCGAGCCTGCTCGGCCGGGACCGGCTGAAGGTCCACCGCTCGTGCACGGGCTTCATCAACGAGATCCCCGGCTACTCGTGGGATCCGGACAAGGCGGAGAAGGGCGAGGACGCCCCGATCAAGGCCGACGACCACTCGCTCGACGCCGGGCGGTACGTGGTGCATACGACACAGAGCGCGTGGCGCTCCGACCTGAGGGAGGCCGCGTAACCCATGCCCGCGAGCACACCCACCCCCCGCCGCTTCCAACTCGTCCGCGACGTCGACGTCACCGGAGTGTCCGGGACCGGCATCGTCGCCGACGGCGTGCTCTGGCCCGACCAGACGGCCACGGTCCGCTGGCGCGGCGACATGCCCTCCACCGTGAACTGGGACAACATCGCGCACGCCGAGCGCGTGCACGGGCACGGCGGCGCTACCCGCTTCGAGTGGCTCGACCACGACCCAGAAGCCGACGAAGTCCAATGGCTCCGCGAACTGGTCCACGTCGTGTACGGCATGGCCAAGGGCGAGCACCTCGGCCCGCTGCCTCAGCTGGTTGCGGGACACGCCGAGGAGGCTCTCCGCCTGGTTCCGGAGAGCGTCAAGGCAGTCGCTTGCATTCCGCGGAGCGAAGCCTGATGCCGCTCCCCGAAGGCGGCGGCGCCTGGCCCCCCGAACACCTCGCCCCCATCACCGACCGCCTGTGCGCCTGGTCAGCCTGGTACTCCGGCAACCCCGACGAACTCGAAAAGGTCTACGGCGGCGCCTACGGCTCCGGCTTCGACACCACCTCCCGGCAACGCGTCTACGACCGCCCCTCACAGCACCGCGGCGGCGTCGTCGGCCGCTTCGCCCGCTGGTTCTGGGGACAGCCCCTGTCCTCCAACCAGCAGCGCGCGAAACTCCACGTCCCCGCCGCGTCCGACCTCGCCCAGGCCGGCGCCGACCTGCTGTTCACTGAACCCCCAACGTTCACCGTGAAGAACAAGGGCACGCAGGCCCGGCTGGAGGAACTCGCTGACGACGGATTGCACGCCAAGCTCCTGGAGTCGGCCGAGCTGTCGTGCGCGCTCGGGGGCGTGTACCTGCGGATCTGCTGGGACAGCGAGATGTCCGACCGGCCGTGGCTGTCGGTGCAGCACGCCGACGCGGCCGTGCCCGAATGGTCGTGGGAGCAGCTCCGCGCGGTTACGTTCTGGCGGGTCATCCACGATGACGGCAAGAAGACCGTTCGACACCTGGAGCGCCACGAACCCGGCTTCATCCTCAACGGCCTGTACGAGGGCACCCCGGACGGTCTCGGCAAGCGCATCGATCTCGGCGCCTACCCCGAAACCGCGGGCCTCGACCCGGTCATCGAGACGGGCCTGAAGACCTCCCGCGGCAAGCCGATGCTCACCGCCGTGTACATCCCCAACGCCCGCCCGAACCGCACGTGGCGGAACCTGCCCGCTGCGGCGCCGCTCGGCCGCGCCGACTTCGGCGGCGTCGAGCCGATGCTGGACGCCCTCGACGAGACGTACACGTCGTGGATGCGCGACATCCGGATCGGGAAGGGCCGCCTGATCGTCCCGGACACCTACCTTCAGTCGCTCGGCGCCGGGGACGGCGCCCGGTTCGACGCCGAGCGTGAGGTGTGGCAGGGCCTGAGCATGCTGGCGTCCAAGGACGTCAACCAGCTCACCGTCGCGCAGTTCGCGATCCGCGTGCAGGAGCACCGCGATACCGCCACCGACCTGATGGAGCAGATCCTTCGGGCGGCCGGGTACAGCGCGCAGACGTTCGGGCTGGCGGGTGAGGTGGCGGTGACGGCGACGGAGGTCGCGGCGAAGGAGCGCCGGTCGCTGATCACCCGGGGCAAGAAGATCCTGAACTACCGGCCGCGGTTGGCGGATGCGCTGGAGCTGCTGCTGGCGGTGGATCAGCGGATCTTGCAGACGCCGGGTGTGACGGCTGAGCGGCCCAGGGTGGAGTTCGCCGATGCAGTGTCGGAGGACATGGGCAGTCTCGCGCAGACGGCGCAGCTGCTCCGCGCGGCAGAGGCCGCGAGCACGGAGACGCTGGTCGCGATGGTGCATCCGGACTGGGACGAGACCCAGGTGAAGGCTGAGGCCAGGGCAATCAAGGATGAGGCTCCGGCCGAGTTGAGCGGCCCCGGTCCGGATGACGGCATGGGGTCGTCCGGGCCGGGTGCCTCCAGCGGCGAGGACGAGCCGGGCGGGGCCGAGGGCTGACCGGTGGCCGACGTCCCGGCGTCCGCGTCTCCCGCGCTCGCGGACGGCCTCGCGCAAGTCGAGACGATCACCGAGATGCATCGCCAGTGGGAAACCACGACGATCAAGCTTCTCGCCGACCGGATCCGCGTGGGCATCGACGCCGACGACTGGCCCGCGCGGCAGGCCGCCGACCTCGCGCGCATCCGCCGCGACCTTGACCGCACGGTGAGGCGCCTCGCCGATCTTGCCGGACCGGAGATCGAGGGCATGATCTCCGAGGCGTACGAGCGCGGCCACGGCGCCCCGCCCGCACCCGACCGCGCGCCGAGCCTGGCCCGCCGCGTCCTGGACGCCATGCGGGCCCTGTGGGCACGGCTCACCGGCCGCACCGCACGCGCCCACCAGGCCGCCATCCTCGCTGGGCAGCGCGCGCCCGCTGGGCAGCGCCGGGCCGTCGTGCAGCAGGCCCTGAACCGCACTGCGGACCGGGGGCTCACCGTCGCCCGGGACGAGCGGGGCCGGGCCCTGTCGCTCGTCCCGCAGGCGGAGACGATCCTCCAGACCGCCGCCGGGAACGCCGCCATGGACGGCTACCTCGACCGCCTCACCGCTGAGGGCGAGGACCTCGTACGCGTCACCCGCTCGCCGCACCCGTGCCCGGTGTGCGAGCCGTGGGAAGACCGGATCCTGTCCGTCACCACTTCCACCGAGTACCCGTCCATCGCTACCGCGCGCCGCGCCGGACTGTGGCACCCGCGGTGCCGTCACACGATCGAGCAGTACGTGCCCGGGCGGCCGCGCCACCAGCATGCGATCGACCACAAGCCCGGCACGTACGCGCAGGAGCAGCGGCAGCGCGTGATCGAGCGGCACATCCGCGACTGGAAGCGCCGCGAGGCGGCCGCGCTGGACGACGTCGCCGCGCAGCTCGCCCGCCGGAAGGTCCGCCAGTGGGAGGCCGCGCTCCGGACCCACCTCGCCGCGACCGGGCTTCAGCGGTCCCGGATGCGGGAGCGGATCGACTTCGGGCACTCCCGGCCCTTGCGGCACGCCCTCGGCCGCTGACACACGTCCCGCCCTTCGGGGCGGGTTGCACAACCGGGCCGCCTGGCGCGGCCCCCACACCAGCCCCTGGAGGGCAACCATGCAGTACAGCACCCTGCCGACGGCGCCCGGCGCGCTCCTCGGCTACCGCAAGAACGGCCAGCCCATCCACCTCATCGCCGGTGGCGACGAGACCGGCCAGCAGGGCCAGGGCGACGCCGCACAGAACAGCCCCGGCAACGGCCAGGACACCCAGAACGGCGGGCAGGCACCGCCGGACACCGGGACCACCCAGACCGCTGGCACCGGGCAGCAGGCACCCGCCGAAGGCGACGTGTCGTCCCTGCCCGAATGGGCGCAGAAGGCGCTCCGCGACGCGCGAGCGGACGCGGGCAAGTCCCGCACCACGGCCAAGCAGAAGGCCGCCGATGAGGCCCGGCAGGACCTGGCCCAGCAGATCGGCAAGGCCCTCGGACTGGTGAAGGACGGCGACGACGCCCCCGACCCGGCCAAGCTCGCCGAGCAGCTCACAGGGGCGCAGGAAGAGGGGCGGCAGGCGCGCGTCGAGCTAGCCGTGTACAAGGCGGCGGGCAAGAACGGCGGCGACCCCGAGGCGCTCCTCGACTCCCGCGCCTTCGTCAAGCAACTCGCCGACATCGACCCCACCGACGGCAAGAAGGTCGCGGAGCTGATCAAGAAGGCCGTCGAGTCCAACCCCAACCTTGCCGCCCGGACCGCGCCACGCGCCGGCGGCACCGACATGGGCGGCGGGGCACCCCCGCCCGCCAGACAACGACCCAGCTCACTGCACGGCGCTATCAAGGGCGCCCTCGGCAGCTGAGCCAGCACATCCTGAAGGAGGATCACCGTGCCCGTCACTCTGGCCCAAGCGGCGATCAATACCCAGTCGGACGTCGACTACGCGGTGATCGACAACCTGCGCCGCTACTCGTGGCTGCTCGACCAGATCGTCTGGGACGACACCGTCACCCCCGGCACCGGGGCCGCCAGCCTCAACTACGCCTACACGCGGCTCGTCACCGCCGCGTCGGCGTCGTTCCGCGCCTACAACACCGAGTTCACGCCCGGGCAGGCCACCCGGTCCCGGCAGTCCGTGGACCTCAAGCCGCTCGGCGGGGCGTTCAGCGTGGACCGCGTCCTGGCGAACCTGGGCGACTCGGCGACGAACGAAGTGTCGTTCCAGATGCAGCAACTCCTCACCGCGACGCGAACCCGCATCCAGCAGGAGATGATCCTGGGCGACACCGCCGTCGACGCCAACGGCTTCGACGGCCTGTCCAAGTCGCTGACGGGCACCACCACCGAGAAGACCGCGACCGTCGCGGACTGGACGGCGGCGACCGTCATCACCCAGCCGCTGGCCATGGCCCGCCTGGACGAAGTCGACGAGTGGCTGTCGCGGCTCGTCCCCTCCCACGTCGGCGGCGGCGACCAGGGCGCCCCGGGCGCACTGCCGCCCGGCCGGAAGGCCCTCATCGGCAACACCAAGATGATCACCCGGTTCCGGGCGCTGGCCCGCTGGGCGGCCCTGTACACGCAGGAGAAGGACGACCTCGGCCGCAAGATCGAGATGTACGGCGACTGGGTCCTGGTCGACATCGGCGACCGCGCCGACGGCGCCTCCCCGATCATCCCCATGACGGGCAACGCCACGGACCTGTACGCCGTCACGTTCGGGCTGGACGCCTTCCACGGCGCATCCATGGCCGGCCGGGAGCTGGTCCGGACGTGGCTGCCGGACTTCACCACCGCCGGTGCGGTCAAGACGGGCGAGGTCGAGATGGGGCCGGGCGCGATGGTGCTGAAGAACACCAAGTCCGCCGGGGTTCTCCGGTCGATCACGGTCTAGTAAGGAGACCCGCAGATGGCGAAGTACAAGGTGACCACCCCGGCGGCCGGGCACACGGGCCTGGTCGGCAAGGTCCACTTCGTGGACGGTGCGGCGGAGGTGGACGGCGACGCGAACCCGGCGGAGCTGGCCTACTTCCGCGCGCAGGGCTACGGCGTGGAAGAAGTCAGCCCACGGCCGGACGCTCCGGCCGAGGCCACGGAGACGGGCCCGTTCGACCCGTCCAAGCGCGACGTCCAGGCCGTCCTGCTCTACCTGGATGGCGCGGGCGAGGCCGAGGCCCTCCGCGTCCTGGACGCCGAGGCCGACGGCAAGGCCCGCAAGGGAATCCTCGACCACCGTGACGAGATCCTCACCCGCGAGCGCGAGGCCGAGGAGAAGGAGACCGCGAAGTGAGCCAGCTCGGCGGATACACCGGCATCCCCCGCGATGCCCTCGCGCACCTGTCGGCGGGCAACACCTTCGCCCGCTACAACATCCCCCGCGCGCCCATCGACGCCGGGGACGTCGCGATCGGCGCGTCCGGCGTCATGCTGTCCACCCCGATCTTCCTCGGGGCCGGGGAGACCGTCACCAGCCTGACGTTCCGCTCCGGCGCGACGGCGCTGGCGACGGGCACGGCGCACTGGTTCGCGCTCTACAGCCCCGACAGCACCCCGGCGCTGATCGCGCAGACCGCCGACCAGGGAAACGCGGCGTGGGCGGCCAACACAACCAAGACGCTGGCGCTGTCGTCCCCGCAGACCCTCGCCCGGTCGGGGTTCTACTGGGCTGCGGTCATGGTGGCGGCGTCCACGGTCCCGACGCTGGTCGGGGCCCGGTACTTCCCGGCGATGGTCTCCGGGGAGCGAAACCTGGCGCAGACGTCGGGAGCGGCGCTGACCACCACGGCGCCGGCGACGATCGCGTCGCCGACGGCGGTGCATTTCGTGCCGGTCTGCGTGGCGACCTGACATGTCGTACGCGACGGTCGTGGAGCTGACTGCGCATCTCGGGTACGCGCCCGAGGGTGCGCAGCGGCTCCTCGACCGTGCGTCGCGGGACGTGGACCGGGCGCTGCTGTGCTCGGTGTACGACGCGACCGACACGGCCGTCACCGACGCGCTGAAGGCCGCGACGCTGGAGCAGGTCGCCTATCAGCTCACCATCGGGAACGTGGACGGCATCGCCCACGGGATGCAGCCCGGCGTGCCGACCGGTTCGTCTGCCGGGGCGGTGGACCTGTCGCGGGGCACGTCGGTGGGTGGCGCGTCGGCTGGGCTGCCGTGGCTGGCTGATCAGGCGTTCGTCGAGCTTCAGCGGGCCGGGCTGACCGGTCAGGGTCCACTCACGTACCTGGGCGGCTGACGTGGCGACACGACGCGACATCCGGGACGGTGTCGCGCGGTTCTTCGGCGGCGCGACATACGACAGCACGGCGCGGATCTACCGGCCGACGCCGCTCGTCGCGTCCGGGCTGGCGGGTGTCCGGCCGTACTGGACGACGCGCTTCCAAGATCAGGACTACACGGCGACCCTCGCGGACGGCCGGGGGATGGGCGGCGTCATGTCCATCCACATCGCGAACGACTCCGAGCGCCGCATCGCTCTCGGCGGGCCGACTGGCGGGTTCAAGTCCCGGCCGGTGGCGCTGGAGTTGTGGGTGTGGCACATGGCCCGCACGCCCGCGACGGAGGACGCGCAGGCCGACCTGGACGACCTGCTCGACGCGATCGTCGAGCGGATCCACACGGATCGGACGCTCGGCGGCGCCGTGGTGGAGGCCGGGGAGTCCCAGCGCGGCATCCAGCGGGCTACGGCCGCCGTCCCGCAGGAGGAGCCCGGGACCCCTCCCACGGTTCGCCAGGAGGCTGTCATCTCGCTGGACGCGACCGTCTACCCGCAGGCATAGGAGCAGCAGGTGAAGGCCACCTTCAACGGCGTCGTGACGACCACGTACGCCGAGTACATCGACGCCGAGCACGGCCGGACGCTAGTCGCCGAGCCCGGCGAGACCTACGACATCCGGCAGGCCGACGGCGTCACCCGCCCCGGCCTGGACGGTGAGCACGAGCCCGCCGTCCTGCCGCTGCCGCCGGACGACCGCTGGACGCCCGTCAAGGCGCCGGCCGCGAAGAAGAAGGAGCTGGACTGATGGCGGTCACGCCGGGCGCGCGGAGCGCATTCGGGATCGGCCGGGAGACGACGCCGGGCACGCCCGTCACGGCGACCTACTTCCCGCCGCTCAGCAAGCTGGACCCCACCGACAAGCCCGAATACCTGGTCGATGAGGGCTACCGGGGCAGCATGGCGTCGCAGTACGGCGGCGTCCTCGGCCCCGCCGTCAGCGAGCTGGAGTTCGAGGGGCCGGGGTTCGTGGACGCCCTGGGCGCGCTGCTGCACAACGTGCTCGGCGACTACTCCGTCGGCGCGGCGGTCAGCGGCGTGTTCCCCCACACCTTCGGCCTGCTGAACTCCGGCACGGGACAGCCGCCGTCGCACACGTTCATCGACTCGCAGCAGCTCACCGCGTCCACGGGCGCACGCGTGTACCCCGGCGCGGCGATCTCAGAGCTGACGCTCAGCGGCAACGCTGAGGGCCTGTTCGAGGTCAGCGGCAAGGCGACCGCCTACCCGTCCGCGGCGGCCGGGTCGGCGATGACGAACACCCCGACGTCGGAGTCGATCATTCCGGCGTGGCGGTCCACGGTGTCCATCGCCGGGTCGCCCGCGACGAACGTGAGCGAGTGGAGCGTCAGCCTGGAGCGGGAGCTGATGGTGGCGCACACCGCCGACGGCTCCCAGGGCCCGTACACCATCGGCCGCGGCCCCCTGAAGGTGTCCGGCAAGCTCACGTTCATCGCGCTGGACGAGTCCCCGCTGATCACGGGCCTGCTCACCAACCAGCAGCCCGCCCTGGTCATCACCGTCAACAACGGCGGCTCGACGGGCGCACTGCGGGAGATCGCCATCACCTGCACGAAGGCCGCCTACCAGGACGCCGCGCAGAAGCGCGACACGCTCCTCGGCTGGGACGTCAACTTCGCCGCCATGGCCAACGCCACCGACGCCGCCGCATCGGGCGGACTGTCGCCCGTGAAGGCCGTGCTCAAGAACCTCGTGGCCGACTACGCCGCCTAACGCACAGAAAGAGGTCGCCCCCATGCAGACCACCACCATCCGCGTCACCCTCCCCGAGCACCCCGAGCACCCCGGCGTCGAGCAGTGGGCGGAGCTCCGCGCCGCGTCCCTCATGCGCGCCGGGGACGCCAAAGCGATCCGCAAGGCCGTCCGGCTCCACTTCGCCAAGGACGGCGACCACTGGGACGGCACCTTCTCCGTAGGCGACGACGACGACCGCACGGACGCGCTCCTTGCTCGCGTGATCGTGGCCTGGTCGTACGACCTGCCCCTCCCGGTCGCCGACCCCGCGTCGCTGGACGAGATCCCCGTGGACGCGTGGGACGCGCTCCGCGAGGCCGTGAAGCCGCACCGGGAGGCGCTGGATTTCACCCGGAAGCCGACCGAGCAGCAGCAGCCCGACGGCTCCTCAAGCTCAAGAACCGACTCCGAGGCAAGCACGTCCCCGGACACGAGCCCGACGACGACCTGATCGAGGCCGCCCGGTACGTCGGCTATGCGCAGGCGTTCGGGTGGACACCCGACCAAGTCGACGCGCTGCCGCTCGACGTCGAGCCGTGGCTCATCCCCGTACACAACCTGATCCAGGAGGTGCAGGATGAGTCCCAGCGGCGACAGGCTCCGCCAGATGGCAGACCGGGCGGACCTGGGGGCTAGGGCTGCCGCGGGCGCGATGGCCCGTGAGGCGCAGCAGGGGATCAAGGAGACCCTCCGCAAGCGCGGCCACGCGCGTGGGACGCCGACCCCGTCACCGCCCGGCCAGCCGCCCGCGCGGATCTCCGGGCGCCTCCACGACCGGATCATCATCGTCCCAGCGCGGCAGGCCGGCGCGCACCGGTTCGTCGCGGCTACCGGGCCGTCGGACGTGCCCTATGCGCGGATCCAGGAGCGCGGCGGCATCGCCGGACGCAATCACGCGTCGGTGCTGCCGCCGCGCCCTTACGTGCTGCCGACCGTGAGCGCGTTGCGGGCGTCCGGCCGCCTCCGCGAGGTGTCCGTGCGGGCGTTCGAGGCGGTCGTGCATGGCCGATGAGCTCCCCGACGTAGTCGAGCGGTTCGTCGCGGACGTCGGCGACTACGTCCGGAACCTGGAGCGCGCGGCCCGCGAGGCGGACCAGTTCGCCGACCAGAACACCGAAGCGCGCGACGCCGTCCGGCGGATGGGCCACGAAGCGCAGCAGGCCGCCGAGCGTGCCGCACGCGCGCAGGCCGAGGCTGCCCGGGAGGCCGAGCGGCTCGCCGAAGGGCAGGGCGACGCCGAGCAGGCCGCCCGCGCCGCCGCCCGCGCACAGCGGGAGCTGGAGCGCGCCGAGATCGCGCAGACCCGAGCGGCACGCGCCGCAGCCCGCCAGGCCGACGAAGAGGCCGACCAGTATCGGCAGCTCGCCCGCGACGCGGCCCGCGCCGCCGCGGCGCAGCGCCTCGCGCAGCTCCGCGCGTCCGGGCAGATCCGCGAACACAACCAGCTGCTGACGCGACTCAGGCAGGAGTACAGCGACTTCGGCGACGACTCCAGCGGCACCTTCCGCGAAATCGAGTCACGCGCCAGGCAGACCTTCAACAACTTCCGCAACTCCGGCGTCACCAACATCAACGCCGTGAAGGCCGCGATCGTGCTGCTCCCCACGGCGGCGGCGGTCGCCGCCGGCGCCATCACCCTCGGCATGGGCGGCGCGATCGCGGCCGTCGCGATCAAGGCGCAGGCCGAGAACGAGAAAGTCAAGGAGTCCTACTCCGACCTGAAGAAGCACGTCGTGACCGAACTGCGCGGCTGGTCGCGGCCCTACGAGCAGACGCTTCTCGACATCTCCCGGTTCGGGCGCCGCACCTTCGACGCGTTCGAGACCGATCTGCGCGCAGCGTTCGCCGAAACGGCACCGGCCGTCTCGGACTTCTTCGATGAGGCATCCTCCGCCGCCGAGCAGTTCGCGCCCGTCCTTCGGAACGTCTCCCGCGGCTTCAACGCCATCCTCGACGACCTCGGCCCCCGGATGGATGACATCCTCGGGAACCTCGCCACCGGCCTGGACGAGCTCGCCGAAGCTGCCGAACGGAACCCCGAGCAGTTCGGGCAGCTCCTACAGGACATCTCCGAGCTGGCGAAGCTCGCCGGTCAACTGTCCGGGATCCTCGCGTCCCTGTCGGGCGGGTTCCATGACGTTTCCCAGGTCCTCGGATTCTTCGGTGACATCCTCGGCCCGCTGGCGCCGATGCTGGAGGAGCTCGCAAAGAGCTTCCTCGCATTCTCCAACCCGATCAGTTCGCTGGCCTACGGGGGCCGGAAGGTAAAAGAGGCTTTCGACGAGATCGGGATCGGCGCGGAGAAGACGTCGACCTACATGGCGCGCGTCGACCGGTCGACGCGAGGGGCCGCGCAGGCCGCCGACCAGGCCAACAATGCGCAGACCCGGTCCGGCATCCTGATGAAGCTCGCCAGCCAGGAGGCCGACAAGCTGAAGGCGAGCCTGGACGCTCTCGCCGGGAAAGAGCTGACCTCGCGGGACGCCGCGGCCCAGTACGGCGCTGCCGTCATCGAAATGACGAAGACGTTGAAGGAGAACGGGAAGGCGCACGGATTCGCGACAACGAAGGGCATTGAAAACGAGCAAGCCCTCACGCGAATGGCCAGGGCCGCGCAGGACAACGCGGTTGCGCTGCGTGACAACGGCGCGAGCGCGAAAGAAGTCGCGAAGTTCATGGAGGGCGCACGGAAGAAATTCGTGCAGTCCGCCATCGCCGCCGGATACAGCAAGAGCGAGGCGAACAAACTTGCCGACGAGCTGTACGGCGTCCGGACGGCCGCGAACTCCATCCCGAAGAAGAAGCACACGAAGGTCACCGCCGACACTGAGTCCGCCAGATCCAGCGTCTGGGAGTTCATCCACTGGGTTGGCCGGCAGGTCGGGCGCATCCGTATCTCGGCGCTGTGGGGGCGCGCAGAGGGCGGACCGGTGCCCGGCTTCGCCGATGGCGGCATGGCGCAGGCGGCACGCCGTATCTCCGGGAGCATCGTCCGCGGCGCCGGGACGGGCACATCGGACTCGATCCTCGCCCGCCTGTCCAACGGCGAGTTCGTGAGCACGGCGCGGGCTACGAAGATGTTCGGGCCGGTGCTGGCGATGATGAACCGCGTTGCCGCGGGCGCCGGCGCCTCGATGTCTACCGCGCCGATGCCTGCGCTCCCGCGCGGTATGGGCGGCGGGACCACGATCGTGCAGCACATCACGAACGTGCACGTGGCCGGGGCGGTGTGGTCTGAGCGCGAGCTGTTCGACGTCGTACAGCGGCAAGCCGCCCGCAACAACATCCGCAACCCCGGCCTCGCGCAGTTCGGCGGCCGGTGATGGCGTTCAGCATCCCCGACGACTGGACCGGGTCGGGCGGCCGGGACGACGTGCAGATCAGCGTGCAGCCCACGGCCGGTAACTGGCTCGTCGCCACCGTCTCCTACCGGGCCATCGACGGCACGGAGCCGCTCGCCAGCGTGGCGGACATGGCGATGAACTGGTGGGTTCTGCTCGGCTCGGCGAGCGACCCGGCGACGGGGACGCGGGTGGAGGTGTGGGCGTGCCCCGCCGTGGACTACGCCTCGTTCCCGCTCGACATCGTGTACACGGCGATCAGCCACATCCATGCGGACGACGTCGGGTCGGTGTGCGTCAACGTCGCCGAGGTCGCCGGGTTCGTCAACAACTTCCCCACGGTCGTCTCCGTGACGCCGCTCACGGCCGCGGCCGCGACGTCGTTCTCCATCCCGATGCCCGCCCCGGGCAAGCCGGTGTGGGTCCTCGCCGCGGCGGCGACGGACAACACGGCGGTCGCGGTGACGCCGCCCGGCGTGGGCTGGGGGACGCTCACCGCCGTGCAGCGCGACGACCCGGACCTTGTGCTCGTCCCGGCGTGGACGGCCGTCAGCACGACGATCACGCCGTCCTGGTCGACCGGCAGCGCCGTCAACTGGACGGGCGTCGTAGTCGCGGTCGCGGAGACCGGCGACGTGTGGCCACAGCCGAACAACAACTGGCCCGCCACGCGGCTGCAGCTCGGCCCGTCGGTGGGGCAGGAAACGCCGCTGCCGCGCGTCACCTGGGTCGACCAGACCGAACGGTTCCACGCGCTGGCTGGAGCACAGCGCGGCATCCAGTACGAACTGGGCCGCCCGCAGTCGGGGAAGGCGACCCTCACCCTGGCGAACTTTGACGACGGGATCACCCCGGAGGCGGCGGGAACGTACGACCTGTACACCCCGTATCAGCTGCTCATGGCCTGGAACGGCAAGGTCTACCCCGTCTCGTCCGGGTACGTGGAGCAGTGGCAGCGCCGATGGGCCGACCCCCATCACGGGTATGTGGACGGGGAGTGCGTGGACGCGCTCGCCACCCTCGTGCAGACCGTCCCGACGCCCCTGCGTGGCGAATACCTCCGCCACGCCCCCACGCATTACTGGCCGCTCGCGGACCCGTCCGGCTCCACGAGCGCCGCCAACATCTCCGGACGCAGCCTCACCCTGCTGAACCCCACCCAGTCCAAGTACGGCACCTCCGACGCGACCGCGGACTTCGGTGCCCAGACCGATATCCCCGGAGATCCCGGAAGCGGCTGGCAGCAGCAGGGCCTGGTCCCCGCCGACACCAAGAAGGGCTTCGCGCTCGTCGGCGAGGGCGCCGACTTCCCGGCGTTGTCCGGCGGCGTCACGATCTTCGGCATCGCCGATATCCCGCAGGACTTGAGCACACAGCCCACCTCCGGCATCACCCTGTGCATCCTCCGTTCCGGCGATGCCCGCAACGGCACCGTGATCAAGTTCGCCCTCAATTCCGAGTTCGGGTTCACCTTCGTCACCGTGTGGGACAAGGACACCGGCGTAGCCACCACCACGAACGGCATATGGAACTGGCCGCGCCCGGGCCCGATCCCGTGGGCGCTCAGGTTCAACCGCACCGGCTGGCGCGCCACCTTCCAAAATCTGAGCCCTAACCAGTACTCCGGCACGTGCGACCTCCCCGACACCTTCAGCAAGATCAATTTCGGTGGCGAGGCCGACGAGATATACAACGGCAACAGCGGCAACGTCACCCACTCCCATCTGGCGATCTTCGACCGCGAATTGACTGACGGCGAGGTCACGCAACTACTGCTCGGCAAAGCCTTCATCGGCTGGCGCAGCCAGGAAGGAACCCACCAGCGGATACAGCGGTTCGCGGCCACCGCGCAGGCATCCACCCCCCGCGCGCTGGACTTCTCCGCGACCGCCGGCTCCGCTGACGCGACCACGGCCGCCCTCGCCGAGCGGGCCGCGGACTACGCCGACCAGGACACGGGCCTGCTGTTCGGCGACGCCGCCGGATACCTGCGGCTCCGGACGAACTCCCGCACCAACCGGCAGGCGGTCCGGTGGGTTCTCGGCGACGACACGGCGAACGGCGAAATTCCCTTCCAACCGGACGCCGCACCCGCCATGGGCCCCGCGTTCCTGTTCAACCGCGTCGAGATCAACAATTCCCAAGAGGCCAACCTCGGTGGAACGACGCAGTTCTTCAACACCGCCTACAACGACACCACCCACACCGCCGTGGACGCCGCATCGGGCACGCGGTACGGGTGGCGACCCCTGGAAAGGGCAACGCACCTGTACTCCCCGGCGGACGCGTTCGGGCTCGCGCACTGGCTCCTCGCCCAGTACAAGACGCCGCGGCACCGGTTCGAGGCCGTGACCGTGGACGCCAAGGCGTTCCCGGCCGCGTGGCCGCTCGTCCTCGGGGTGGAGGTCGGGGACCTCGTGGACGTTGTGCGGCGCCCTGTCGGCCAGGCCGCCGTCCGAGTCGCCTGCCGGGTCATGTCCGTCCGACACGACATCCAGAACGGGCGAGGACGGACCCGCGCGCAGGTCACCCTGACCCTCGCGGCGGCGCCTCCGCCGGTGCTGCTGCTCGGCTCGGCGACCAAGGGCCGCCTCGGCGACAACACGATCGGCTGGTGACGGGGTGCTGCTGACGATGCCGTCCGGGCTGGCGCTTCTCGCGCCGATCACCACGCCCACGACATGGAACGAGCTCGGCCCGGCGGCCGCGGGGACCGCCGTGACCGCGAGCACCCTTGAGCGGAACATCTCGTCGGCCGTCGCCTACCATCGCCGCCCCGCGATGTTCCAGGGCGTGGGGTCCGGCGCGCAGAGCATCCCGACCACCACGTGGACGTCGATCAATCTGGCCGAGGTGATTGACCTGCACGCCGGGCATTCCGACGACGCGAACCCGTCCCGGGTTCTCGCCGACTTCACGGCCAGCTTTGATGACTGGTATCTGTGCACGGGCATGGTTCCGCTGGCCGCGTCCGTCGCGGGGCGGGTCGGTATCGCCGGGCTCCTGGTGAACGGGACCACGCGCTTTGAGGGCGGGAAGCTGGCACTGGGGATCAGCCACGCGACGACGATGATGGTGTGCGACCTGGTCCACCTTGAGGCGCTCGACTACCTCCAGCTCCAGGTGTGGCAGAACTCCGGCGGCGCCGTCCTGACCGAGAACACGACCACCAAGAAATCTCAGCTCACCCTGCGCTGGGCGACGTCCGCCGCCGGGGACACGGTCGCGACGCCGAGCGTCCCGCGGACGTGGACGGCCGATGACCTGCTGACGGCGGACTCGGCCGGCGCCGGACAGGTGCCGCTGAACACGCATGTCCGGGACGTGATCAGGTGGCTGCGGTTCCCGCCCGCGGCTCGCCTGGACAGCCAGGGGACGGCGCAGACGATCCCGTCCGGCTCCGGCTCGTGGACGAGCGTGAACATGACGAGCGAGCAGTTGGACAACTACGGCGGCCACGACAACGGAGTGAACCCGTCCCGGTACGTGTGCCAGCGCGCGGGCCTGTACTTCGTGCACGGCGTCTCCTCGCTCGCTGACCCTCTCGGCGCAGCCGGGTACCGGGCCTCCCGGCTCGCCGTCAACGGCACCCGCTTCTACGGCGGGACGTCCACGATCCCAGCGACCGGCACGACGGCCGGATCCGCCACCGCCGTATCGGCGCACATCCGGCTGCGGGTCGGGGACTACGTGGAGCTCCAGGCGCAGCAGACGCACGGGTCGGCGCTGGCGGTGTCATCTGGCGCGGCGTCCGCGTCCCGGCTGGTCGTGCTCTGGCGGGGCCTGTAATGGCCCTGCTGGGCACGGCGACCGTCACGGCCGGTAGCACCGTCGGCAGCGTGACACTGGCAACCGCGGCGCCCGCCGGGACGACGGTCGTCCTGACCGTCGCCTGGAGCAACGACGCCCCGACGATCCCGACGATCGTCTCCGTCACCGATTCGCGCGGCAACAGCTACACCGTTGACACGTCGGCCGGGACCGGCAACGGCACCGTGTCCTGCGCGATCATCTCCGCCCGGGTGACGTCCGCGCTGAAGGTCGGCGACACGATCACCGTCACCATCGGCGCGAACCGGCAACGCTGGTGTTTGCAAGCCGACGGGTTCCCCGGCTTCCTGGCCGCCGTGCTCGACCGCACCGGCGTCAACCACACGCCAGCCGTGTCGGCCGCCATGTCCACCGGCCTCACTGCGGCGACCCGGTCGGCGAACGAACTCGTCGTCGCCTGCTACGGGTTCGGGCGCGGCGGCCTGGCCACCAGCACCCTGGACCCCGGCTGGTCCGGCACCGCCTTCGTGACCACGGCGGCCGGGTCGGTCGACCGGGCGTTGCAGATGGGCTACAAGACCGTCACCGCGACCGGTACGCAGCAGGGCACCGCCACCCTGTCGTTGCCCGCCGCGTATTCGGGGTGCATCGCGACCTACGCGCTCACCGAGCTGGCCGCCGCGGCGCCGGAAGTCCCGGCGTTCCTGCCCGGCGTTCCCGTCGGCACGGTGCCGGACGTCTTCAACGATCTGATCCGCGACCCGCTGACGGCGGTCCTCGCCCCGCCGGTCTTCCGCGCCCGCCGCACGACCGCGCTCGCCGTCACGGAGAACCTGGTCCAGGCCATCGCGTGGAACGTCGCCGGGATCGATGAAGACCCGTACGAGGGCTGGGACTCCGGGAACCCCACCCGCTGGGTGGTGCCGGACGGCTGGTCCGGCTGGTGGCACGCCACCGCCACGGTGTCCCTGTCCGGCACGGGCGCGTCCGGGCTCATCCTCATCCCGAGCATCGCCGTCAACCAGAGCGGCGGCGGCAACACGCTGATCTTGGAGGGCCAGGAGCCTCTCGTCGCCACCGGCGCCGGGGTCAAGCTCGCGGCGGGCGAATGGTGGGTGTACGCGCGCGAGGACGACGTGATCGAGCTCGATCTCTACTACTCGTCCGAGTCCACGATCACGGCGGTCGACATCACGCCGGGCCAAGAGTGCCGGCTCGAACTCGTATGGGACGGAGTGTGACGCATGGAGCTGGTCGCGATTGTGGCGGGGGCCGTGCTCGGCGGATCCGGTGGCGTGTATGCCCTGGTGCGGCTGCTGCGCGGGGCGTGGCGGGTGAACCGCCGCATCGTCCGCATCGCCGACGCCGTGACGGAGTTGTCCCCGAACTCCGGCCACAGCATCAAGGACCAGGTGACGGAGACCGCGAGGATCGCGGCGCGGACCGAGAGCGATGTCAAGAAGCTCCGCCGGGACCTGGCCGACCACATCCGCAACCACCCTGGGAGGCAGGAGTGACCTACACCGTCGCGGCCGCGATCAAGGCGGCCACCGGACAGATCGGATACCGCGAGTCCGGCAACAACAAGACCAGGTTCAACACCTGGCTCGGGTCGATCCCCGGCTATCCGCACGGCGGCTACGGCTACCCGTGGTGCCAGTCGTTCCAATCCTGGGTGGCCGATGAGGCGGGCGGCGAAGCGGGCAAGGACTACCCGAAGACGGCCGGGTGCGCGAGCGCCGTCGCCTGGTTCAAGAAGCACGGCCGGTGGAGTTCCTCGCCGCACGTGGGCGACATGGTGTTCTACGGCCCCACCGGCAGCACCCACGTGGAGCTCGTCGTCGGCGTGTCCGCGCACTCGATCACGACCGTGGGCGGGAACACGTCAGGGTCGCTGGATGGCCGGTACTACAACGGCGACGGCGTCTACCGGAAGACCGTGAGCCGCTCGTCGGAGCGGATCTACGGGTACGGCCGCCCGGCCTACGACGGCAGCAGCGCGCCCGCCCCGGCCCCGAAGCCGCCCGCCGTGCCGTCGAAGAACCCGCCCGCCTGGCCGGGCCGGTACATCACCCAGCCCCCGATGATGCGCGGCGATGACGTGATGGCGTGGCAGCGGCGAATGCGGATGCGCGGGTGGAGCATCGCCGCCGACGGCGTGTACGGCCCGGACAGCGAAGACGTCTGCCGGGCCTTCCAGAAAGAGAAGCGCCTCGCCGTGGACGGCGTCGTCGGCCCGAAGACCTGGGCGGCGGCATGGACCGCCCCCATTACCTGACCATCACTTCGGCGCCTGCCGAAGTGATCGCCTGACCTGCCTTTTCAGGGTCAACCCTGAAAACCCCCCCCGTGACCCCAAGGAGGTCGCATGTACACCAGCATCATCCGCACCGTCGTACCCATGGTCGTCGCGCTCATCCTCGGCCAGGCCGCCCGCATCGGCCTGAACCTGGATGAGGGCGCCGTGACGTCCATCGTCACCGCCGTCATCGGCGCCGCCTACTACGGCCTCGCCCGGCTGATCGAAGAGCACTACCCGGCGGCCGGTCGGGTGCTGCTGTCGCTCGGCCTCACGAGCAAGGCGCCGGAGTACATCACGCCGTACCGGCCGCACCGATAGGCTGGCACGACAGGTCTTCGATTAGCCCCAATCGAGTGCGCCACCGGCGCGGCTTCGGCCAAGGGGCAACGCAGAGGAACGCCCGCTCTTCCTTCGGGAAGGCGGGCGTTCCGTTCGTCTGGGGGCTAGGCGTGCCCGGCCTCGACCCCTTCAATGAACATGTCGACGATCTGGGCCGGTGACATGTGTCGGAACTGCGGGACCCGCGACATTGCGGTGAGGGCGCTAACCCCCAGCTGGAATGAGGCGTTGATCGCGCCCGGGATGTCCATGCCGTGGGCCACCTGGCGCGCTTCCTCGTGGCTGCGCTTCACCGCGCTGGCGAGGGTGACGACGCCTTCCCACGACCCCTCGCCCACGTCGGGAATCAGGATCACGCCGGGCTGCGGTGTCAGGTTTTGCAAGGCTTGCTGGAACGGGATCCCCCTGGCCTGAGCGATCATCTCCGTCGCGGTGAGCGCCACGTAGACGAAGCCCTCGACGAGCCGGGGCATCTCGTCACGGTCGACGGCGGCTTCAAGGAGACGCTCCTCCTCGGCGGCGTCCCCGTGTAGATGCGCCGCCGTGATCCGGAGCCCCTCTTCGAAGCGTTCGGCTTCCTCGGGTGTCATGCGATTTCCCCCTGTAAAGGACATTGGCTATGCGCGTTGCTGGTCGCGGCGCTTGAGCTCCCCGTGCGCTTCAGCGCTTGGCTTCCGACGGTCGCGCGTTCGTAATTCTGCCTGCTCTGGGGAGCGGTCTGAACGCTTCCAGGTGGGAAGGGCGGCGCGGCCGGGACACGGGGGACGGTTCCACCGGCGGCGCCGCCCCCAGCTACTCGGCCGCCCGACGCTCCCGCTCCCGCCGACGCGTCGCCGCCCGCTGCATCATGTTTCCGTACGCCGCGAGTTGATCCGGGTTCTCGCGCTCGCCGCGGTAGTACTGCGATTCCGGCACCACCGCGTCCAACGTCGCGGTGAAGACGGCGAGCATCTCCCCGAGGTCTCGAGCGTGCTCGCGCTCCTCTTCAGGCGTCATCGCACCCACCCGAGGGCGCACCGGCCGCGTGACGTGACTGGTTAGGGGACAGCACATCCACGCGACCGGCGCGCGTCAGGCCGCACGGCCCCTGCCGGTCGGATCCCGGGGTGTCCGGGCAGGCGGCAGCGCGACGTTCAGAGGTGGTGATGTACATGTCACTGCCTGTCCCCGCTTGTATACGCCCATGCGGGGACGGGGAGCAACGGGCTGGCACGTCTACGTTGCGGAGGTGACCAGCGTGGACCTGTTGGGGCCCGACCCGATCTATCAGCAGATCGCAGCCGTGATCACGGCGCGGATCAAGGACGGGACGTACCCGCCGAACCGGCAAATCCCCTCCGAGGCCGCGATCTGCGACGAGTTCGACGTCAGCCGGAAGACCGCCCGGGAGGCCGTCCGCGCGCTCCGGGAGGCGGGGCTCGTCCGCACCGTGCGCGGCAAAGGCACCTACGTGCTCGGCCCGGATCAAGACTGAACCCGCCCGCCGACCACTACCGCCGTGTCGATGATCCGGTCGGCCTCCGCGATCGGCTCGTTCTTCGAGTCCCAGAACCACAGCCGGTCGTTGTCGGACGGGCGCGGCGCGCACGTGACGGTCTCGCGTCCGCCCGGACCGGCGACCCTGATCTCGACGTCCCGCAGCTCGGCGGAGACGCCGTCGTACACCCTCAGGCGGTACTCCAGCGCCCGGAGCTGCTCGTGCCTCTGCATCTCGATGCCGGTGGGGAGGGCCATGGACGTGACGCTAAGCAGCGCGAATGTGACCGGTCTACGAGTGTGCAGATGTGTGCAGCAACTAGGCGAGCGCCACGAGGGCCTCACCGATCAGCGCCCTCGCCCGGTCCCCGTAGACGGCCATGCTCGCGAGCATCTCGAACGCCTCGCCGTACTGCCGAACCTCGGCCGGCGCCGTGACGTTCAGCGCGCCGGACACGAACTCCGCGGCCACCAGCTCGTCATCGAACATGAAGAACATCTCCACCGGCCGCAAGGTCACCCGGTCGGCATCCAGCGGGATCACCCCGAGCGACACGGCCGGGAGATCCATCACCGCGAGCAGATGCTCCAACTGCGCCCGCAGGACGTCCCGCCCGCCGATCCGGTATCGCAGGGCCGCCTCTTCGAGCAGGATCGCGAACCGCTGGCCGGGCCGGTGGATCACGTCCTGCTTGGCGACGCGGACGGCGGTGGCCTCCTCCACGTCATCGGCCAGGCCCCGCCGGGCCCGGGTCGCGTCGAGTAGCGCACGGATGTACGGCTCAGCCTGTACCGGCCCGGGAATCAACCAGCTCGAATAGATGCGGAACCGGCGCGTCCGCTCCCACAGCGGCACGACGGACTCCTGCGCCTGGCGGAGTCCGGCGCGCTCCATCCGCCGCCACTCCGTCCACATGGAGTCGCTGGCGACGAGCGCGGCGACGAGCTCCTCCGCCTCACCGTCAGCACCGCATGCCCGGCACCATGCGCGGATGTCGTCGGCGGACGGTGCGGTGACCCCGTGTTCGAGCTTGCTCACCTTCGTGCGATGCCACCCCGCCGCGGCCGCCAGCTGGACACCGGTCACACCCGCCGCCACCCGGATCTCCCGGAGTCGGTCCGCGAGACCCTGTCGGGCAGCCTGCGCGCTGGATGCCGTCGGCACGGCCTAGACCCGATACGCCTCGTGGTCGGTGCCCAGCTCCCACACCGCGGAGAAAGCATCCACGCACAACCTGGCGGTGTCCGGGTCGGTGACCAGCTCCCGCCCGGCGACCTCGCCGTCACCGGTGTAGTGGCTGAACAGCACCCGGTCGCCGTCCACGATCCAGCAGTCCGTGCCCGGCAGCGCCAGCCTGGCCGCGCGCGGGCGCGGCAGCCACCGCACCCGCTCGCCCGCGGCGACGATCCCTGCGGTGGTGGCGTGCTCGAACCGGATGTAGTCGCTGACCGGTTCGCTGACGACCCGGGCTCGCTGCACCTGCACTCCGCGGCCAGTCACCTCGCGGATCAGGTCCGGCCACGCCGACGGCTCCGCGTACTCCTCGAACTTCCCGGCCTGCCACGCCTGATACCAGGGGTCGGACGTCATGTAGCCGTCCCGCATCTCCAGCCGCCGCGCGCTGCGCTTCGCCGCGGCAACGAACTCAACCGGCGTCGGCGCCACCATCAGCCTCCCGGAAGAACTCCGCCATGTCCGCAGGAAACCGGATCAGGGTCTCGCCCGGCGGGACGGCGTCCTTCCCCGCCGCGGGGAGCAGCTCGTCCCGGACGAGAGCCTCATCCACCCGGTACCCCTGCATGAAGTACTCGCCGGTCTCCTCGTGCTGCCACAGCGTCGGACTGTCCCCGTGGGGCGAACCCGCCCATTTCCCGATGTACCGGTACGCCACTACGGCCTCCCTGGTGTGCGCGTGGGACCAGAGCGTCACCCGGCCGTGCACGCAGCGTCAAGCCGATCAGGTCACATCGTGATCCAGACACCAGGTCGAAATCTTCAGGGCACCGGTCGCCGCCCGGACATCGCCCGCGCTCGTCCCGTCCGACTCGTACGCCGCGGCGATCTCCCGCAGAGCGGCCTGGTCACTCGACCCCGCCGCCTCCACCGCGTCGTTTGCCGCCCGCCACGACGCTTCGCCCTTGCCGCCCATGGACTTCTTCGCGGCAACGCACGCCCGGATCGTCGCTTGGTCCCAGCCCGCCGCCTCTGGCGACCGCGAGAACGCGACCGCCACCACGACCACAGCCGCGACAAGGATGACGATCGCCGCGGCGATGCTCACGATCGCGCCCACGGGCAGGCCGGCGCGGCGGCGCGGGGGATGCTGCTGATACATGCTCATCGGACGGGCAATCCCCGCGGATGGAGCACCGGCCGTCCGAGACCGGCCACTCACCACAGGTCCGACAGGATGATCCCGGCTGCCAACAGGGCGCAGATGAAGAGAAGGCCCGCGGCGTCCCGGCGCAGTTGCTCGCCGACGCTCGGCCGCGCGGGCGGGCGGGAATCATCGTCGTAGTAGAAGACGTACAGAGTAGGTGTCTTCTTACCTTTGGGAGTGCTCATAGGCCAGAAGGTACCTATACTTTCGCCATGTCGTCCATGCCGCAGAACGCAGGAATCTACTGCCGCCTGTCCTACGCCCCAGATGGCTCTCTCGAAAAGGTCGAGCGGCAGGAAGCCGACGCCCGGCGCGTCGCGGACCGTCTCGCCTGGCCGATCAGCGAGAGGCACGTCTTCCATGACAACAACCGCAGCGCGTGGCAGCGCGGACGGAAACGCCCCGGGTGGGACGCCATGCTCGCCGCGATCGACGCCGGCGAGATGGACGCGATCATCGTCTACCACGGCGACCGGCTCATCCGGCAGCCCTACGACCTGGAGACGCTGCTGAACATCAGCGACTCCAAGGGCGTGCGCCTTGCCTCGGTGTCCGGCGTCCGGAACCTGGACAGCCCAGACGACCGGTTCATCCTGCGGATCGAGGCGGCGCAGGCGTGCCGGGCCTCCGATGACACCTCGCGGCGGGTCCGGCGGGGCTGGGAGGCTCGCGCCAGGGCAGGCCGGCCGATCGGCGGCGGGAAGCGCGCGTTCGGGTTCGAGCCGGACAACGAGACTCGCCGGGAGTCGGAGTGCGCAATCCTTGCCGAGGCGGCGGAGCGCCTGCTCGCCGGACAGACTGAAGGCGGGGTGCTGCGGTGGATGGACACCGTCTGCACCACCACACAGGGCAACCAGTGGGTGGGGAAGGCGCTCAAGAACCTGATGATGGCGCCGCGAGTCGCCGGTCTCATCCACTATCAGGGCGTGTATTACAAGGCCACGTGGGACCCGATCATCTCACCGGAGACGTGGGAGGACCTGAAGCTGCTGTTTCAGCAGCGGTCGGAGGAGTTCGGGTACGCGGGCCGGGAGCGCAAGCATCTGCTGTCCGGGGTGGCGAGGTGCCCGTCCGGGCACGGGCTGCGGTCGAAGCCTGCCGGGGGGCGGAATCGTCCGACGACGCGGATCTACTGGTGCGCGGTCCGGAAGTGCCCGACGAGCGTGGGCCGGGACATGGAGTTGCTCGACGCTTACGTCGAAGGCCGCGTGTTGGCGTTGCTGAACGATGAGAAGTTCCTCGCTGAGCTGCATGCGGCTGACCCGTCGGTGGCGAAGGAGCTCGCCCAGTTGGAGCGCCGCAAGGCCGACGCCGCCCGGCAGCTGGAGGAGCTCGTGGACAACCCGGACGTGGACGCCGGGATCGTGGCCCGCTCCTTGGCCGGGTTCGAGCGGAAGATCCGCAAGCTACGGGACCAGGCCGAGGCGTCGGACCGTCGCCGTCTGCTGCGCCGGTTCGCGGGGATCGAGCGGGAGGCGTGGGAGGACCTGTCGGTGGACGTCCGGTCCAGCGTTGTCGCGGCGACGTACCGGATCACGGTGAAGCCCACGACTAGGCGGGGCCCCGGGTTCGATCCGTCGGCGGTCGACATGGTGCGGCTGCCGTTGGATGACCCGGGGCCAGCGCCGGTCAGCTGAGGCAGGCGGCCCGGACGTCGACGATGCCGAGCGCGGCCAGGAGCAGCAGGCATCTGTCCTCGCCCGGCTCGTCCGGCGGCCGGGGCGGCGGGGTGTCCGGTGGGGCCGTGGGCGGGCCGGTGGATGGCGGGTCCGCGG